CTTACAAACCTAACAACCGACAAGAAGCTTTGATGGCTCAAATGGTCGCAGGTTATATTAATGCAGAGTTTGCTAGACCCGAATCGATTGGCAAGAAACAGAAGTGAAGCACGTTCTAAAACATTTCCCACAAGCTGCAGCAGAAGCTGCTCGCTCTATGACGTATGACCTACGTAATAGTGCTATTGAGCATGGGTGGAACCCTGAGATTGCTAACAGTTTACGAGTTACCCACACTGGATCTGCCTTTAAAGTGCACGTTCCTAAAAAGCATAGAAAAACAGTTCATGAGTTAGAATACGGAACACAGTCGGCACGACCTACTGCTGTTTTACGTAAGTTTAATAACCGCCCTGAGTATATGGAAAAAGCCTTTATGAAAAGCATGTCTAGATTAACGGAAGGTAAACTATGACGTTTTTACTTTCAGAAGATGAGGCACTTAGAAAGTTGCTTCAAGGTATCCAGGTTCATGATCAAAAAGCCGACTCTACTAATACGCCTCGACAAGTAGGTGTTTGGTTTGGACAGCCTGATCAGGAACTTCGTGCACAGGCTTACCCATATATCACTATTGATATGATTGATGTTGTTAGAGAAGTGGACCGTGAAGTTCGTGGCTTAGGCTCTCCTGATTATTTAATCCCTGTTGGATTTGACGAGGAAAACTTAAGCTATGTTATTCCTAAACCAATTCCCGTAAGTATTGATTACCAAATCACTACCTACGCTCGTCAGCCTCGTCATGACCGAGAACTTATGACTCAACTTTTATTTAACAAACTACCATTTAGATTTGGATGGCTAGAAGTACTGGAGAAAACAGCGACTGTTGGAGATGTAACTACCAACACAAGCACTCTAAGACGTCTAGATGTCCTTAACGTTTCTAAAAGAGACGTAACCGAACAAGCAAAACGTTTGTTTGTTAATGCAATAACTGTGCGTGTTTCAAGTGAGATCGCTCAGGAGACTGCTTCCACATTGTATAAAGTACAACAAGTTAATGCCTATGGTCCTACCGAAACTACTGGTAGATCAGATAACCCTGATTTTATGTCATTTGGCTCGATTACTATTACGCCCCCAAACACTATTACACAGAACAACTAACCTATAGGAGACAACTATGACGTATTCACGTCCTGGCGTTTACGTAAGTGAGCGCGATCTACCAACACCAGTAACCAGTGTTGGAACTGCAGATGCTGCAGGTGCATGTATCGGTTACTTTTCAAAGGGTCCAGAGGCTGTAACTAGAGTCTCATCTTGGTATGAGTTTGCTACTACTTACGGTGATCTTAACCCTCTTTACCCAGCTACATACGGTATAAGCCAGTTCTTCCAGAACGGTGGAGGTGAGCTGTACGTCCGTAGAGTTACTTACAATGCTGCTGTTTCAACAGTAAACGTTGTTTCTCAAACATCAGGTACCAATACAACTAAGTTTGTATCAAAATACAAAGGTACTGACGCTAACTTACTTCGTGTTAAGCTGACTCCAATTGTTACAACTAGACTTGCAGCAACTGCAATTGACTATGCAAGCAACACTGTAACAGTAACGGCTGCAAATAATTTGGCTGTTGGAGACATTGTTACTATCAGTGGAGCAACTTTTGGTAACTATAATACTACTGTTGTTGAACTTCCTGTAGCAACTGCCTCAGCTACAGGGTTTACTGTTACTGCCACTGTATCTGGTACCCCTGCTACTTCTACTGCTACTATTATTGTCTACAGCAACTACTGGGATCTTGTTGTTGCAAAAGAGACTGTGGCTAATGAATCTCCTGATGTATTTGGTAATGACATTATTTTAGAGACATACAACAACGTTCTTTTTAACAATAAGTTATCAAGTGATTACATTGGAACTATCTTAGCTCTTCGGTCTCAATATATACGAGTAGATGAAACTTCTGGTACTTTTGATGCAACTAAGCGCCCTGTTTACGCGAACCCTCTAGTGTTTACTGGTGGTAGCGATGGGGCTGCTCCTGATGCAGCTGAATACACAGGTACATCTAATGCTGTTCTAAAAGAGTTTGACGTTTTAGAACGTCCTCTAGTTGTATTTGCTCCAGAACTTGGAAATCAAATTACTGCTACATTTACTGAAGCTGATGTACAGACCGTACAGAACGCTATGACAAACTGGGCTGAGTCTAATGGTAAAGCATTTGTTGTTCTTGACACACAAGCTGGAAAGACACCTACAACTGCTATTGCTTACAGCAATAGTTTAGTTGCTTCTAGCAGTGCAGGTATTTATTACCCAAACTACTATGTGCCGGACTCAAAGGCGCAAAGCTCTAACGCTCTACGTCTTGTAAGCCCATCAAGTGCTGTTGCTGGTCTAATGCTAGCTACTGATCGTTCTGTAGGTCCTCACAAGTCTGCTGCTGGTATTAGTGCTAAACTTGCTAATGCGGTTGCTCTAGAGTACGCCTTTACCTCAACTGATCTAGACAACCTAAATGTTGCTACAAACCCAGTCAATGCTATCCGTAATCTTCCTGGTGCAGGCATCGTAGTAATGGGTGGTCGTACTCTTAAGGCAAGCAGCTCAATTACTAAGTACATTAGCACTCGTCGCTCACTGTTCTACATTAAGCGTCAGATGGAAGTTCTTACCCAGTTTGCGTTATTTGAAAATAATAGCGAAGTTCTATGGTCACGTATCCGCACTACCCTTTCCGCATTCCTAACTGAATACCGTAACCAGGGCGGACTTCGTGGCGAAACTATAGACCAATCTTTCTACATTAAAGTTGATGCAGAAAATAACGACGCTACTAGCATTGCTGCGGGTATCGTTAACGTCGAAGTTGGTGTGGCTCTAGAACGCCCTGCTGAATTCGTTGTAATCACCCTCAGTCAAATGACTACTATTTAATTTAAGGAGTTAAATTGCCAACAATCATTAACAATCGTTCTACCCTAGAGACTGATCCAATCAGAAACTTTAGGTTCTTGGTTACTTTCAAACCTTTGAATGGTTCCGACGCTACCTGGCTGGCTAATGCGCCAAAAAAGGTAACTGTAGGATTCACCTCAGTATCAGGTCTATCAGTAACCACTGACTCTATCCCTTACCGTGAAGGTGGCTATAACACCACTGTTCACCAGATTCCAGGGCAAAGTTCTTTTAGCCCACTTACGCTACAGCGTGGTGTGGTGCTAGGAACTAAGCAACACTGGGATTGGATGAGACAACTTTTTGCTACTATCCAAGGTGGTGCAAAAAACCCAGGTCAGACAACCAACTTCCGTTGTGACATTGAGATTGCAGTACTCTCACACCCAATTCCAGGTTCTGGTGGAGGGAATAAGGGCAGTACTGGCAGTAGCACTAGTTATGATGACCACGTTGCTATGAGATTCCAGGTATACAATGCTTGGCCAACCTCTGTAGCTTACTCAGATCTAAACGCTGGTGACAACGCTATTCTAGTAGAACAGATTAGCCTTGTACATGAAGGATTTGATGTTAACTGGGCACCTGATCTAAAAACAACTGCACCACAATTCAACGTCGTTACCGGTCAATAATAACTATTAAAAAGGAGTATAAATCGTGACTGAACTAAACACAATTAATGCGGGAAACAATCCTGATCTTGCTAACTCTCTTGTTGACAAGGCATTAGCTGAATCTGAAAAACCTGTAGAACCGGCAATAGTAATTCCTCCTTTTGACAACGTAGTAACCCTTCCATCTGGCTATATTGGGTCAGATGGAAGGCTTATTACATCTGTTGAAGTGAGAGAGCTAAATGGTATGGATGAAGAAGCCCTATCAAAAGTAGACACACTAATTAGACTATGGTCAACTGTACTAAGTCGTGGTGTTGTTAAATTTGGTCAGGAACAAGCTACTGAGAACATACTAGACAATCTTCTTATAGGAGATCGTGAAGCGTTGATACTAGGCGTGTATAAAGCCACTTTTGGTAATGCATCAAATGTAGATGCTTACTGTGGGGGATGTAAAGAGTTTAAGACTGTATCTATTGATTTAAATAAAGATCTTAAAACAAAGGTACTTTTGGATCCTATTGCAGACCGTACCTTTGAGGTATATGGTCGTAAAAATAAGTACCTTGTAACGCTGCCAACAGGCGTTGCCCAAAAAGAAATGGGAGCTGATCCAAATCGTACAGATGCGGAACTAAAGACTCTTCTTTT